ACCGGTTAATCTCAATACAACTTTTTTCGTTTTATCGCCATTTTCATAACCAAAATAAGTATCTTCTGAAAAAATTGTAGATGCGGTATCAATAGGAGAAATTACGCCACTACAACCAAAAAATTGATTGATACTTTTATTTGTATATTTAATAACATTATTTCCAGAATATATTGTTCCTGTTTCTGGAAATCCTATAGTAGAATCTACTGTAATTACAGAACTTCCAATACTAACTGTTTCAATATTTTTTGTGCTACCAGTAATTTCAAATTCACCTGTTATTGGTGTAGGTGGATCATCGTACCCAATAAAAAGTAAAAGTTTATAATATGTTTTATTTTTTCTTCTGATTATTTCTACTTCAGATACAGATGCTGTAGTATTTGAATCAGTAGTTCTTGTAATCGTCTGCCCTTCTAAATTAGTAGGATTTCCTGATACTGCATCACATAAAATAATTAATCTTCTTATATAATTTGCTGAAGATGGTTTAATAAGATAATTTTCAAGATTAATTATTTTTGGCGTCTCTCCAAATAAAATGTTAAAAAGAATTCTAAAAGACTCTTCAGTTCCTTTTGTCTGATAAAGAGTTCTTGCTTCCTTTATAAAATTACCTACATTTAAATTAGAAACAAAATTTGTGCTCTCTAAATCTGGAGTTAAAGTATATTTTATTTTTTTGTAAAATTCTTGCAAAAATAAAGAACTTAAGTTCTCTACCTTTGATAATGCGTCGTGAGTTGAAGAATCTGAAGTTGAAAATACTAATTCTTCGAAATTTAAATCTTGATGATAGTTAGTTATACCACTAAATCCACGAATACACCCAGTAAATGTATTTGTAGTTATTCCAGTATAAGTAATAATTTCATCATCAATCTTCAATAATCCATATTTTTGTGGAAATCCTTTCGTACTATCAACTTGAATTGTAGTACTATTAGATAAGATTCCTGTAGAAAGAGATGTAAATCCAACAATTACTTCTGGAGTTAAATTATCAACTTTTAAATATTGATCAAGATTATCAGCAATATCAATAGGACCTCCTTGATATTCCTGAGAAATGTAATATTGTTTAAAGAAGTCCACAAATTTTGGACTTTCATCTAAAATAAATTCTGGAAGTTGATTGTCAATTATTTGTTGTACTTTTACTCTGGATTCAAATCCCGTTTGTATCATATCACGACCTCTTTAGTTCCCCATTTGAATAGCTTGATCTGTAATAATTGCTTGTAGAAAAAACCACTCCAGAAATGTCATCACCAGAAGCAATAACATCCTTTACCATATTTATTGAACTTTTTTCAATATTGAATGATAAGTATAAATCTTTTAATCCAATAATATCATTTGACTCTGGAAAAGCCTGAATTTCAATAATATCTTGTGGTAAAGATGTTGAGATTATATTTAATGGATTTATGATTATCTCACCATTTGTATAATTTACGGTTCCTGCAGATTGAGCTACCACTGATATTTGTGTAGTCATTTGTCCATTTCTTTCTTCTAAAACTGGCACCTCTCTTACAATAGAGATTATACCAGTTCCCGTCAATGAACCATCTGGATTTTTATTTGGAATATCTGTAAAAAATACAGTATCAGATATTCCAAAAATATTAAATCCAGTTGATTTTATATTTTTTCCATCGGGATTTATATGAAACTGATTTCCATAACAAATTTCATATTGAGTTGTAGTATTAATTTTTGCTTTTAAATCTCTTCTAATAATAACTTTTGTAATATTTGAAGTAATTGCAGTATCTGTGTTATCAATTACTTGAAGAATTTTACTATACTTAAATCTACCTCCAAATACGTTTAAATCTGAAGAATTTGAATAACTTGTTAATGATTTAATTACGTTTGTTCTTAAATCCCCAACATTTCCGACTAGAGAATAATTATAATAAACTGAAGAGTCAATTTCAACATAAAGAATTTTTAAATCTATAATTTCAGGTATGATTCCTGTAACAGAATATTTTTGAAGATTATTTTTTATTTGCTGTTTATTAAAATCTGAAACAAAAGATCCATCTTTTGGTTTTATACTAATGAAAACTTTTCCATATTGTGGAGGATCAAGTTCTTCTCCACCAACTACAGAAATTGATTCTGTATCTGGATAAAGTTCTGTTTTAATAATTGCCTCATAGTCTTTCGAGGTTACTGCTCTATATTGTGAGGAATAAAGTCTAGGTGCATATTTTTTAATTGAATCAATCGTTTCAATATCAGAACCATTTTGAGCATTTTGTATTGTGGTTATAGTTATTCCCCCCTCAGGTACTTCAGTATTCTCATTCTGATTTTTAAAAGTTCCTGCAAAAGTAAATGAACTTGCGCCATTACCTTCTTTTCCATCAGTAATAATATAAGTTACTGTAATAACTGCCCCATTTTCAAGTTTTTTTCCAAAAATACCATCACCAAAAAGTAACTCATATTTCTCATCTTTTACTTCTTGTAGTAGATAAATGTCTGAGGTTGCATCAATTTTAAAAATATTATCAATTACATTATAAAGTTTTCCTATTCCAGTATCACTTTGCCCCTTTACATAAACTCTAATAGTTGTTGTATCAATATATGGATTGTCTAAAATAAATCGTTGGTCTAAAGATCCATCGACAGTAAATTTTTTAGTTAATAATGTTCCTTGATATATTTGAAGATTATTGAATGATGCTGTACCAAGAACGCCCGATCCTCTGGGTACAGTGGGGGTTACTGAAGCTGTAACACTATCTGGAATTGAAAATACATACGATGTTCCACTAGCACTTCCCGTACATACTAATCCAGGTTGTAAAGTAAGTGTAGAAGTATTTGTATTATTGGTATTTACAGAAAAAGATACGACTGCTTCGGCAGAAGTTCTAGATCTAGGTACATATCCAATATTTCTAGCAAGAGAAACAACATTTTCTCTTACAGTTGCAGAGTCTAGAAAAGACTCATTTACAACCATATTTGAATTAAAGGCAGTAATATAAGTGTTATATGCTAATGTATCGATTAAAACCGAAAAGTTAGAACCTTCAAAATCAAAATCAGTAAAATTTGAATTTGCACGAAGATAATCTTTAATTGAAGTTTTAATTTGATCGAAATCTAAATTAGCAAACTTAGTAAAAGGCATTTTATCTCGTTGCCTCTAGTATGAAAGAAAACTGTTGAGTGGGAATTTCTTGTCCGATAATATCAAAAATAACGGTAACTTCAAATTCATTTGCATCTGGTCTAGGTTCGACTTCTACTTGAACATTAGTTACTCTTGGTTCATAATTTGAAATAGTAAGTGCAATTTGATCTTGAATAATTGATGCAGTACCGTAATCTACAAACTCGAACAAACTTGATCTTACATTGGATCCCAGTGAAAGGTTAAAAAATCTTTCACTGGGAATTGTTTCTACCAGATTACGAATTGAACGTATGATTGCGTTCTGATTTTTAAGGATCGGTAGATCTTTAGTAACTGGATGTGGTTCAAATGATAAACTAATATCTTTAAAGTTTCGAGATATCCGAGTTACTGACATTGGACATAAAATTTCTTTCTTTATTTATGACGATTTCCAAGAAGATCCATAGTTTGGTTCAGTTCCATACTCCCAATCATCATAATCATCATCATTTCGAATTTTTTCATGCAATTCAACTTGTTTTCTAAAGTCATGCTTAGGCGCAGTATCGTGCATAATCTCTTGAATAACTCTTTTTGGGGTTTCTGCACCATAATCGGTGATTAATTTATCAGTTCCCCACATCGAATACATGTATGATTTGTCTCTATCTACTGGTAAATTAGACATTTTAGCTCCTGTTTTAGTAAATAAAACAGAACTTTTATAAAGGAGGTTGCTATCTCCTTATCTTTATTTAACGATAGACTTCTCTAAGTAAATAATTGTCAGAATTTAAGTATTTTAGAAGTTCAATTGCAATTAATTTTGGATTTCCATCTCCGCAAGTATAGACATCAATCGCAATGGATCCGTTTTCAGGCCAAGTATGACAAGAAACATGACTTTCGGCAAGGGCAATTACAATTGTACAACCCTGAGGTTGAAAACAATGTTGAAAAATGTTTAAAATTGTCATTTTTGCCCTATCAATTCCCCTCTTCATTGTTTTTTGAAGAGAAATTGAGTCGTTTAAGAGATTAAAATCAACATTATACACCTCAAGAAGCAGGTGTTTACCCATCGAAAACCGTTTCAAAGCATGAAATATAGGAAAAATGTATTTATTGTTATAAAAAAAGAGTCCGAAGACTCTTTTATTTCTTTTTTCTTCTGTTTGATGCTGCTCTTTGCTTATCAGATCGACATTGACCAGTTGCTTTTCTTCGATCACCATTTCCAAAAGTTGGATTGGTGTGTTTTTTTGGTTTTCTTGGTTTTGGCATTTATTATTTACCTTGCCCGCGATACTTTTTGCGAGCTTTATTACGAGAAGAGGCAGCATACTTAGTTCCTCCTCCATCTCCTTGACGAGACTTCTTAGGAGGACCTGGAATATAAGAGCTGTTTTTGTTCAGACCACCTTTTGCTTTTGCCATACATTAGACTCCATTAAAATTTCAGTTTCAAGATCTTCAGGATTTGGAGAACCTGTCTGATAATATTCAACAGACAGATCCTCCATTATATTGAAATATTCTTCTTCTGTAAGATGATTGTAAATCTTGCGTCCCTTACAAAGAATATTATAGCGTTCGTTAGACATTCAAATTAAATCACTCTTGATTTTTCGTGACCGACTCTAATGCGAGGATCACACCAAATTTCAAAGCCTGCTTCTTTTGCATCCAAACAGAACGATACGTCTTCTCCACACATATCTTGAACACTACCTGATTCAAAAACTTGCATCTTA